CCTCGTTGGTCCTTGACCAAATTTATTCTACGTAGACGACACCAGATTCCAACACTGCTTCCCAATCAACGCGACCGATGCTCTTGAGCTGATCGAGCTTCGTGAAGCGCTCGCCAGGCATCGATTGCTGAAGTTCTTTGATTTCGATAGCAGTTTTAAGACCAACACCCTTCAGCACCTGGGTCAGACGCTGAGGAGTTGCAGTGTTGATATTGACCCGATGCTCTGCGGGAACAGCAGGCGCCTCAGTCTTAACAACCGTGCGGCGACCACGTCGCTTCACATTGGTCTGGGTGTCCTCTTCTTCTTGCTCTTTGATCTCGAGCTGCATCCTGTGAGCGAAGAAGACCTTGCCGGTAGTGATTGACCGGACCATCTTGTATTCGCCTTCATCGTGCTCGCTCAGGATCTCAACGCTGATACCACTGGGCTTATAGATGGTCTCGGCTTTAGAAGTCACAGTCATCATAAGAACATGCCTTTGCAGATTCTATACGCAAGAAAATAAAAAGGCCCCCTCCGAAGAGGGAGCCTGCACCCTTGGTTTCGCCTACTGAGAGTATCAGGAAGGAGAAGTGGAGGTGTAGATGGAGGATTCCACCACGCCGCCGGGCTGGAGAACGACGTCGTCGCGCTCGGGGGGCTCGTCGGGGATGAGCCAGCAGACTTCGCAGATGCCGAGAGCTTTGTCCTTGCCGGACAGCTTGTTGGCGTTGGCGCGGGGATCGTAGATACCCGAACCTTGAGCGAAACCGGAAGCAGCAACGCCACCCAGGTTGGTGACGGTGAACAGCTTGTACTGGGTCTCGGTGGTGGTGAGAGCCAGGCTGCTGCTGTCAACAACGTTGTTCGAGGCGGTAGAACCGTTCTCGATGAAGCTGTTGGAGCCAGCCAGGGTCACGAAGAAGCCGGAGCTGGTGGGGGAGGTGGTCAGACCTTCGCCCACAGCGGGGCCGAGGCCCAGCTCAGGGGTGGTGTCTGCACCGGCCACGCCGCTGCTCACAACGTTGCCGCCGTCCAAACGGAGGGACAGACGGTAGACGTATGCGCCGGAAGGAACGCTGATGCCATCAGTGATATCAGCCCGGACATCCTTGTGGAAGTCGGGAGAAGGAATGATGACGTCTGCGTTCAGGAAGGGCTGCTCAGCAGAGTTCTGACCAGAGCCGTAGGGCTTGGTGTAGTAGCTCAGCTGGTTGCTGGTGCCCAGAGCTTGGTAGCTCAGATCCACGTAGCCGACTGCCTGTTGGGCAATCCAGCCGGGACGGAACACGACACCGACAGGGCCGCCGACAGGCTGACCAGTCTTGGTGACAGGACGACCGTTGGCATTCAGGGTGTCAACGGACTTTTCTTCGTGCCAGTAACGAAGAACGTTGGTGTAGTTGCCGGGATAAATCTTGGCAACTGAGAGAGCGTTAGGGTTGATCGCCATGGTAGTTACCTCCTATCAAGCGTCGAAGGAGTAACCGATGGTTGCGAAGTCTGCGTTCAGCAGTTCGAAACCAGCGTACAAGGACCAGATCATCATGATGAAACGACTGAAATCGTCGTTGTTGTTCAGGAGGACCTGGGCGTTGTTACCACCAATACCCACGCCGACGGACTGAGGACCGAAGAACATGCCGATGGCAGTGTCGTAGTCAGCAGAGGTGCCGCCGATAGAAGCGGTTGCCTGTTGGGTAGGCATGTTGGTGGATTCGAAGAAGCGGACTCCTTCGAACACGAAGCCGGTGGGCATGATGGGCTCACCAGCCACGAAGGTGGCCTGGCCGAAGCCTTGGCCCATATAGATCGCTGCGTTCGGCTGCATAGCCGACATCAGCGGGTTGATCTGACCGTTGCCGGGATAACGAGCAACTTCACGGAAGTCGCTGTTCTGACGCAGGTGCAGCAGGAAGGTGGGATCGCAAACGCAGCGATAGAAACCATCCTGATAGGTAGGAGTGTTCCGCTTGCGCAGGCTCTTCACCACGCGCAGGAGGTCGTCCTTGACGTCGAACTTGGCTTGCTCGGCGTTGGTATAGGTGAGGCTACCGACGGCGAGATCGCCGGGATAGTAATAACCACCTTGGGTGTCGGAAGACTGGCCCTTGGAAACAGCTTTCAGGAGTTCGTTGATGAACACCCGATCGCGCCAACGACGATAGTCGTCGAGCAGGGTCAGGGAGCCGATGGACTGATGGAAAGCCGTCAGGTTGCCGGTGTCCAGCAGGAGACGCTGAGCAGTGATCAGGGTCTCGCGAGCAATCTTGAAGGTGCTCGGCTGGGTGGGATCGTTCGGATCTGCAGGACCGGTGTACTCCTTCAGAGTCACCAGGACCTTGTCCTTGACGATGTTCCGGCTGTTAGCGGTGCCGATGGTTTGTTCGGCAGTACGCTCACGGCTCTCTTTGGAACCAGGGTTACCCCAGAAACGGTAACGGTCTAACTGAACAGTTTGACCAGGCTGCTTGGAGAAGTCGTGAACGACCACAGGTTCTGCGGCCATCTCGACGATGTACGCAGGATGCGGCCGATATAACTCAGCACCAAGCAGTTTCGGGAAATCATTATCGACGAACAAAGCTCGTCAACTCCGATCGAAACTACATATTGATGTTAGAGGATTATGTACCTTTTAAGAAGGGCGTTTGTCGCATTTATAGCGCTGAATTAGATGCCCTTCTGATTACTGCTATTAACTGAAGATGAGAAGGTGTGCGGCATATTTCGAATACCTTCTCCGAGCACTCCATAAACACCACCAAGGTTGTAGCTGTAACGCGTGGATTTACCCCGCACAATGCTCCTGGTCACAGTGTCCATTGCCCCAGGCACTGTGGATCGAATAGCTTGTGTATAAGTGTGACAGTACACAGGAGGGTTGTACTGCCACGATGCTCGGGAGCCAGATGTGTCCTGAGTTGGATTCGTCAGAATGCTTCCCTCGTACCGAGCGTGCGTGACGCCGCCCCCGGTAATTCCGTTAGAACTCGAAGTGTTATCGCCTGGTGTCTGATAGGGGTCGTAGTTCTGATTGTCTGGAGCTACGCCCCTAAAGTACGTGGATGTTCTTCCTTCGCGAACACCAAACTCTGGCTCATATGACGTCTCTACTTTCGCATTTGCGGTGGTTATGGTCGTATGTGACCGAAAACCATCAATGGTATCCAGGGTGCCGCTTCCAACGTAGTACCCTTCTTTCCAATCAGTCCAAAAACCTGATGGAGCTGGAGGAACTGCACGCCATTCAGTGGTTACATAAGCCCCAGAGTTCGGCGGCCCGGCAACTGTGAAACCTTGGTCGACTCCAACGTCATTTACGCCGTACCAGCTGACGTAATTGCCTAAAGAATCGGTATAACCGCTCCCGACAATCACATACGAGTTTGTATCCCGCTCGTAGTCGGTCGTATGGTTCGGACCCGACTGAATTCTGCGTGGTCCGCTGTCGCGACGCCTATTTCTAAGGGGGTTCTGGGCCACAGTGCTTGTCCCGAGCTTTCCCTAAGTCTAATTAGAAGAATTTAGACGTTTTTTGGCCTTGTTCTTGGCTTTTACGCGCTCAGGTAGGTTGTCAGGCGTCTCTTTTTCCCATTTATCGATCTCTCGCTGCGACATTTTGCCCTCAGCCTTAAGGGCGTAAAACTTCCGCCTTTGAGCTTCGGACTTGAAAGGCATTTTTAGGCTCAGGAGCTTCTCCAATTGTAGGAGAGAGCTCCAAAATCCATTTATTTACATGGTCGCTTGGGTTTTTGATAATAAAAAGACCCATGCGCTCTAAAGACTTAGCGGCGTAAGCCTGTTGTGGAATGTCTTGGCTTGATGCACGTGGTATAGGGCAAGGAACCCCAGGATTTTTCGCGCAAAAATTGCGGAAATACAAAAAGAGGTTCCTTTGCTTTGGCCCTAGACCTTTAGGAGGCAGCCAATCGATCATGCAACAGGAAGAAGCTGCAATCCTTCGGTTACGTCAACCAGACCTGAGCCAGAAAAATGGCCAAAGGAGGTGAGATCGACCTTAGGAGAAGCGATACGGCGCCAATTTACAAGCATGTTCTGGAAATGGATGTCATCCAGGAACAGGTAACGACGCTTCCCTTCTTTTTGAGGCTGGATGTGATGTGCCAGCAGCTCTAAAACCCGTTCTTCAAACTGACCGTCTTTTGGACCGTCGAGCATGATGAAGTCAGCCTGATTCAAAACAGGCAGATACTTCATAAAGACAGAAGGATTTGCCAGATCTTCTAAATATTGAGTGAGTCGGCCGTCAAAATCCTCTTGAGTCACGTAGGTGACGGGGAACGCTTCCTTGTCGTCGTAAGGAATAATGTCGAAAGTGACCGTTTTTGAGTCGAAGTCAGTGCAATCGAGCATCACTCGAGCTGACAGACCCTGAGAAGTGCCTACATCAACCAGATTTTTAGGGTGAAGACAACGAAACAGGCCACCGAGTAACCGATAGTGATCGCCAGGCAGGACGTTAATAAATTCCGCATCACAATCGAAATGGATTTTGCTTGCCTGGAAGACTGCGTTGGCTACAAGATCCCATTCCTGCCACGCTTGTGCGGCGGGATCGTCGTCACTGGAGCAAGCAAAAGTCTGAATTGCGTGCCTGGGATTAACGACGTGGCTTGTCATAACAGTATGTTGACTTGCCCGAACACTAGCAGAAAAAAAAGCCCCCATTTCTGGGGGCTCGAAGTTCCGTCTGCAGCTTGATGCTATCAGCGGTTGTCCATAAAGAGGAGCTTGCTACGAATAGCTTCAGGACCCATCTGGGACAGATAACGCCAAGCGTTTTCGGGGTTCTGATCCATCTGAGAAGCGAAGCCTTCCCACTGAGCGCGAGGATCGACATTCACGCTACCGCCTGCGTTAGCAGCAGGAGGAGCAGGCATGTTGTAGTCCTGGCGATACTGCTGCTGCTGAGGAGCAGGAGCTTCAGCGGCAGGCTGTTCGGCGTCGACGGGATACACCTCGGTGAAGAAGCGGTTGGTGTAATCAGCCAGCTGATCGGGATCAGTCAGGATGTGCTGCATGGCCTGACCTTCTTGGGTCAGTGCTTCCATGCGCTCGTTCTGAGCGATCAGAGCGTCCTCGAGAGTGATCGAGTACTGGTTGAGAATGCCAGGAGCCTCTGCGCCGAAGTGCTCAACGACCTGACGAGTTACGTCGCTTAGACCGAGTTGTTCCGAGCTTGCCGTAGAAGCTGGATAGGAATTCGGGGTCGTAGAGACGCTGTTGGGCGATGTCGGGGCTGCCGTTGAGGCTTGAAACTCCCACGGTTGGGCCTGCGAAGGCTGACTGCTCGGTGCTGTAGCCGTCTGTGCTGCCTGGGAGTAAGCCGACGGTTGTGCCTGGCTGGGGGGCGCCATACGGCTGACCATCCGCTCCAGGGAACCCATCGCCTGTTCCCACGGGTTGGACGGGGACGGGGACGACGGATACAGGCTGGACGGGTCGCTGGTAGTAGGGACCGTAGGGGGTGTTGCCTGCGACGGCGCCTGTTGAGTAGTCGCCGAAGCTACCGCCGGGGTAGCTGCTTGTGCCACCCATTGCGGGTAGGCGGTTGAGCCCTGTGCCTCCGGAGAGGGCGCCGCCACCGGGGAAGGCGCCACCGGGGAGACCGGACTCGGGATCGAAGCTTGGATCTGCTGGCTCATAGCTGCCCGAGTAAGTTAGTTCCTGCGCAAGGTGGTCGAACGTCCTATAGAGCAAGGGCGTTATGTTCATCCTAGGATCAGCTGCTAATGGCTGCTCCGGATTTAAAGGATGCGGCGTTTGCAACATCTGAGATAATAATACTAAAAATTGTTGGAATGCGCCCTGCGTTTGTTGAACCATCCTGAAGGGGAAACCCTTCAGCATTTCTGCACGCTCGCTTTCCGTCTTATCTGGGAACAAATAACGCAGTGCTTCCACAGTGTCCACTCCCATCTCTTGGAGGTTGCGGACAACGATTGACTTTTGCTGGACGTCGATAGGGGTGTCTTCGTAGACATCACCCATGAAGCGGTACTGGACATCCCTATCCCCGTCAGGGGGAAGTCCATAAACACCGTTCGGGACCTCGCCGTTAACAAGATCGGTGTTGATCGATTTTTCTAGCTTGGCTTCATACTTTGCGACTTTCGTCTGGAAAGCTGCAAGCGTTTCTTCGGTTTCTTCCTCAGGAGGCTTGGGTCGTTTAAGGGATTTAACAACCGCGTAGCTCTCACGGAAGATCTGCTCTTGGTGATAGATCATCATCTCGAACAGACGGCATAAGCCGTAGCTCAAAAGAGATGTGTTCTTCCTAAGAGCAGTTGCCTGAGCTCGACCCATCAGGCTCTTGATCTCGGTAGCCGTGGCGCCGGCTGAGACAGAAATCTCATCCACACCGCCTAAAGCTGTGCGAATTTCTTCGCGCAACAGCAAGGCATACCTGTTCATATCCCCGTTGACGGGGTCAGGCGTCAAGTAAGCAACGCGGTCGCTGGATTCGACGTTGGCAATAATCCGAGGAACCCGAAGGCCTCCGATCATTGAGTCGGATCCGAAGGGATTGCTTACGCGAGTTGAAGGAGTATCGCGACCAGCAAAACCAGACTGGCTACTAATAGTGGGTCGGAAAGTACGATCTGCAGAATCAGCTTCGACAAGGTCACTTCGAGGCCTCGAACTCACCAGAGTGGGGTTGCCAAAGAACTCGATGTTCTTGGCGATGTTCTGCATCATGTTGTCGTGCAGAACAATTTGCTCCATAAATGGATCAAACTCACCCTCGCCTTCGGTGCCAGCGGCGTTGGGCTTGTTTAGAACCTCAACAGCAGGGATGAAACCGAGAGGGTTGTCTCTTGAGCTCTTAGGCATCAAGACAGCGCCAGGCTCCAGCTCGAAGCTCAGTTCAGAGTCAGATTCGTATTCTGCGATCCTGTCGTCAGTGATAGAGATCCTGACGTAACGCTTATTGCTTCCAGACTCCCCAGCACCCATGCCAAGGCCTCCACGGACCTTGAAGCTATAGATGATGACGACTTCTTGGATATTGCCGTTGATGTCGTGGAAAACTCGATACTGATCCTTGTTGAAGAAATAGATCTGATATTTCATTTTCGGATCGGGCCGAAAATAAAACAGACCGCAACCGTCGATCAGATAGTTCCTGATGATCGCTGGGAAGCGAACCTCAAGCTTGTTAACAGCGACAATATCTGTAAGGAATTTATTTCTGGCCTTATAGGTGTCTTGGTCGCAATAAAAGACCAAGCCCTTCTTGATCATCAGCAGAATCATCTGCTGAAGATGTCCCAGCACCACCAGCGTGGCGGCCTGATGCGATCGATCCTGAGACCTGGCAGCCTCTAGGATCTCCTCGAATCGATTTCGTACGCCGAGTGCATCTGCCATTGTCTGGTGCGTTTGTGCTTAGAAATCAAAGCTCCCCGGAGGGAGCTTACGATCACTTCTTGGATTTAGCCTTACGAGCCTTACGCAGTGCTTCCATGCGCTTAGCTTTTGCGTCCTTATCGCCCCCTTTTTCCTCAGCTCCTTTTTCAGCTTCGTTTTTCTTCTGAAACTTTTCCAGAAGCTCGGGGGGCATTTTATTACTCGCCATCGGGCAACAGGAAGCGTTTTACTCTCTCAAGTTTAAACAATTTTTCTGGGAGTAACTCATGCGAATACTTCTTCA